AAAAGGTAAGGATGGTTTAACTATAGACTTAGTTAATGGTGGCAGTAAATACCTAACTAGTCCATTAGTAGATAACTATCCTTTTGTTATTACTAAAAAGGTTGAATTTACAGACATAGAAGATGCTACAGAATTAAAAAATAAAGGTTTAAGTCTTTGGGGAACAATAGATATTCCAAAAGCTAACTATAAAATTAATTTAGTAGATGTTCAAGGAACAGAGGAATATAAACAGTTTGCAAAGTTACAAGAATTAAAATTAGGCGATACAATAATAGTAAAACACAAGATATTTAAAGTTGATTTATTAGCTAGAGTTATTAAAATTAAAAAGAATATCTTAACTGATAAAATTGAAGAAATAGAGTTAGGACAATTTAAAAACAACATAGCAAGTCACTTTAAATTAATGAGTGATAAAATATCCTACGTTGAAAGTGGAGTTACAGAAGCTAAAACGGATTTAGTCGAAACAAAAACTACAGTATTTCAAAACAGTGAACAAATAATTTTAAAAGCTACAAAAGCAAATCTAATCAGTGAAATAAATGTAAGTGCCGAAGCTATTAAAATTAGTTCAGAATTATTGCAGTTAGAAGGTTACGCTACATTTACAAGTTTATCCGCAGCGGGGCAAACCGCAATAAATGGTGGTAATATCACTAGTGGAATTATAAAAGGCATAGAAATACAACAAACAACTAACGAGGGTGTAGTATTAGCCGATTTATACAAAAATGATAATGGTGGGATGCTGGTAATAAATGATTTAAATGGCAATCAAAATGTGTCTATAGGAGCCGAAAGTGGCAGCGTTAACAATGTAAATACTGGCGGAACAATAATACTTTATGATGATGATGCTACTAAAAGCAGAGTTGTGTTGGCGATTTTAAAAAGCAACCATGCTGGTTATACGTTATTAAGAGATGGTTCGCACTCGGCAAGAGTTTACCTAACAGGGGAAAATTCAACTGGAAAATCTGGGTTATATCTTTATGATGCTAATGAAGTGCAAAAAACATTTTTATCAGAAACGGGTGGTGAAATAAACGGTGAAACTATAGCCACACAAGCATGGGTATACGCTAATTTTGTACAAAAATAGGAGGTTAAACACATGATAATTACAATAGACCACACAATAAACATAGACCTAGCATCAAAAATAAACATGAATCAATCTATTAATATTAAAAAAAATGATACGAATAGCCATAAATTTTTAATAAATATATTTAATAATTCAATACCTTATAATCTAACTGGAGCTACTGCAAAAATATATTTTTTAAAGAAAGACGGAACAAAAGTATTTAGTGATTGTATTTTAGATAATGCAATTAGTGGTAAATTAAGTGTTTTATTAACAACCCAAGTAGCAACTTGCGTTGGCTCGGTAGCTACAGAGATAACAATTTACGGCACGAGTGGAGAAATTTTAACTTCTGTAACTTTTAATTTTAATGTACTTGAAAATATTAGAGATGATGAAGCCATTGAGAGTACAAGCGAATTTACTGCATTAACAAATGCGCTCATAAAAATAGATACAGCAGTAGAAAATATAGGTACTATTGATACTCTTAATACAATTTTAGAAGATAATATTAGTACAGGTGATGCTTTAGATATAACTCTAAAAGATAGTATTGCGACAGGAAATACCACAGATACGAATGTAAAAGCTAGTACAGTTTTAGGTGATGCTACAGACGTAGCTTTAAAAGCAGATATAGTGTTAGCAGGTCAAAATAGTTTTGCTTCGGAAATCGAAACTGCTAGAGGTGGAGAGGTAGACTTACCTACTAGATTAAACAAAGTTGATACGTCTTTGGCTGACATGACGAGTTATTTAAATTTCATGCCAATCAATGGTGGATCTTTTGACGGAAATGAACCCACAAATGTATTAATAGACGGTGGAACGTATTAAAAAATAATTATAAAATAGGAGGTATTATAATGGGTACAATTCAATTAAAAAGAGGTAATGGCGTAAACTTTGCAGGAGTAACTTTACAAGCAGGTGAACCAGTATTTGTATTAGACACTGGTAAATTATATATGGGGGATGGCACTAATAAAATACTGATTAATCCAGACCAAGCAAATGCAGAAACTGCGACCAAATTGACTAATTCACGATTAATAGGAGTTAGTGGTGATGCCACAGGTTCAGCAAGTTTTGACGGATCTGCCAATAGTACAATATCTTTGGTTTTAGCGAACACTGGAGTTGGAGCAGGGACATATACAAAAGTCACTGTAGATTCAAAAGGAAGAATTACAAGTGCTACAAATTTATCGGTGGGAGATATACCTACGTTAACGTTATCTAAAATAAGTGATGTGGGAACTTCTGCTTCGAAAAATACAGGTGTAGCATCAGGCAATATTCCAATATTAGACGCGAGTGGTAAATTAGATATTTCGATATTACCTGCATTAGCAATAACAGATACATTTGTTGTAGCTACACAGGTAGCAATGTTGGCACTTACTGCCGAGGTTGGAGATGTTTCAATCAGAACAGACTTAAATAAAAGTTATATATTAAAAACTACAGGTGCTACTACATTTTCTAATTGGCAAGAACTTTTAACACCTACGGATAGTGTTTCAAGTGTGGCTGGAAAAGCAGGAACAGTTATTCTTACAAAAGCCGATGTAGGATTAGCCAATGTTGCAAATGTAGACACGACTACAACTGCAAATATAACAGATAGTACAAATAAAAGATTATTAACTGATGCTCAAGAAGCTAAGGTTGACACATTAAGTGGAACAAATACAGGAGACCAAGTTATACCGATTCAAACAGTAGCAGGGAGAACTGGTGCAATAGTATTAACTTCTACAGATGTTGGGTTAGGAAACGTAACTAATACAACGGATGCAAGTAAACCAGTTTCAACGGCTCAACAAACTGCTTTAAATTTAAAGGCTAATTTAGTAAACCCTACATTTACAGGTGCTCCGACTGCACCAACGGCTACCGTAGCAACAAATACTACGCAAATAGCAACAACTGCTTTTGTAAAGGCACAAGGGTATTTAACACTATCAAGCAACATGGACGGTGGAACATTTTAACGAAAAGGAGTGATTATAAATGGCAAATAAAATTCAATTCAAAAGAGGTTTAAAAGCTAATTTACCAGTATTAAGTATGGGTGAACCGGCTTTTTGCACAGATACTGAGGAAGCATTTATAGGAAATGGTACGTCAAATATTGGAATTGCAAAAGCTTCAGACTTAGCTAAAAAGGAGTTACAAGCACAACTACAATTGACAGAATTACAGAGTTTAGATTTGCCTGACACTAACTTGGCTACCATAGGAAATCCACAAGGGGTAACCTATGACGGAACAAGCTTATACGTATCCTTTAGACAACATTTATATAAAATAAACCCACCAACTAATGCAATAGTAGTAGATATTGACACAACTAGTGCCGGTAGTTTTGGTGATGATAATGGCGATTTACAATATTATAATGGTTTTCTTTATGTTTGCAACTCTAATTATAGACATTCCGGAATTGATGGTAAAATCTCTAAGTATGACTGTAATAGTCTTGCTTTTATCCAAGAATATTCATTGCCTACTCTAAATGGTCCTAGCACAATAGCTTTTAAAGATGGTTACTTTTGGATTATTCGTTATACTTCTCCTGCAACATTGCAAAAATGGACTTTAGATTTTAGCCAAATGGTTAGCCAATATACATTGCCTATAGCTAATGCTGATGGAATCACATGGCATGGTGATCATTTAATAGTAAATCCTCACGAAGATGCTTCGGGTAATGTTAAATGGGGCAACATGTTTGTTTATTACTTTAGAAATGAAACATTTACACTTGTAAATACAATTTTAAAAAGAGATTTATGGGGACAAGGAATACATTTTGACATATCCTCAAACATACTTTTTATTACAAAACGAGGATATGACAAATCAAAGAATAAAATTATATTTTCTAGTTTTACAACAAAAGCAAAACCAATGAGTATATGTCGAGCTTATTTATCTTGGTATCAATCAAACATACCAACAAGTACATGGACTAAAGTAAATATAGACACTGTATCAATTGATGTGCTTGATGATTTTGACTTAGTCAACAAAAAATTTGTAGCGCCCTTCACTGGGTATTATGAAATAAGTATAGGTGTTGTATGGCGAGGTACAAAGGTTGTGCCGAGCAAAAGGTATTCAGCAACTATTGCCATTAACAGTGCGTTTGGTGTGCAACACTATTGCACTGATAACAAACATTCTACAATCGCTGATTACTTAACTAATATGGTAACGGATATTATTGCCTTAAAAGCAGGTGATAGTGTAGAGGTTTATGCAAAACATGAAAGTGGAGTAGATACCGCTGAAATTTTTAATAATCAAGCTAATACTTTCATGTCAATAAAATCACTTTAATATTTCACAATAGGATGAAACTCTGTAACTATTGCATTATTCAAATATTAAAATATAATTAATATAGTTTCGTATTATATTGTAATATGCACGCCTCTATGATATAATTATTGTAGGGGTGATTTTATGAAAAATATGGATTTAACAGGTAAAAAGTTTGGGCATCTAACGGTGGAAAGTTTACATTATAGTGGTGGCAGAGGTGCTTCATGGAATTGTGTATGTGAATGTGGGGAAAAAATAGTATTATATACTTCTCATTTGTTAGGCACTAAAAATCGTAATCCTAATAAGAGTTGCGGTTGTTTGAATAAAGTACAAGACGGAAATACAATAAAACACAAAAGAATATACGGGATTTATAAATGCATGATGAATAGGTGCAACAACAGTAAAGTGGATAATTATGAGAGGTATGGTGGTAAGGGTGTTACTGTTTGTGAAGAATGGCAAGTTGCTTTTAATCCTTTCTTAATTTGGGCTTTAGCTAATGGATATGAAAAAGATTTGACTATAGATAGAAAAGATTTTACTAAACCTTATTCTCCTCAAAATTGTAGGTGGGCGGATTATTACACACAAGAAGCTAACAAATGTATAAGTAAAAATAACAATACAGGATGTAAGGGTGTTACATATTCAGAAAAACAAAGATACAGGGCGTATATTACAAGGAATGATATAAGAAAAAATTTAGGTAGTTTCGATACTTTAGAAGAAGCAGTAAAGGCTAGAAAAGATATTGAAGAAAAATATATTAGAACAGGAACATTATAGAACTATAATAATTGAATAACACAATATAAGTCACTCTTAGGGGTGGCTTTTAATATTTAAATTAAAAAGCCTAATCCGCTACTCTAACATAAACGGACTAGGCTTAAAAAC